AGTTTCTTCCGATTCAGAGACATCCTCTGTCACGCCGTCGCCTGCGCTATCAAGGGCGTCATCCAACTCTTTGTCCGTCATCTGAGTAACGGCCACATCCGTAGCTTCTGCGATCTCATCAACCATAATATCCTCCAAGGTATCTCGGCATGTAGGCTCTTGGTGTGATTATCCGAGTGCTCGGCACACCGCCAACATGATTGTCCGAAAACAAAATCCCGTAAGAGTTCGGGTCCGGCAGGCTTTGGGCCTGATTATCCAAACCACGCACTCTCACCTTCAATATACTGCTACTTGACTGCTTGTCAAGTCTTTTCATTGTCCTCCACCTGAATTTGCCATCGCGGTCTTTTGTAATTCCACCTGATTCTTCGCGTCGATATTGTCCTGCTCCTGCTTCTGTTGGGCCTCGAACATATCCCCATACTGCTTCTTCTGCTTCTCTGGGAAATCAGACATACCGAGAAGCATCTGAGGCGGTACAAACATGTGTTGTCCAATTCCAACCCATTCCTGGAAGTAGGCGTTCCGCATTGTCGTAGACCATTTCGCCTCGTCAACAACAACGTCGTATTTCAGCATGTCATCGTTTTCGAGTAGGTTCTGCAATTCAGCGAGAGCCTCTTCTGTAAGCTCCTCAAGCGTTGTCTCTGCGTCATCGGGTGCTCTCAACGCTTCAGAGCCGAGCAACCTCAGCATCCTCTGTGGGGTGTAGGCTATCTTTATGAGTCTGATAAGTCTCCGGCCAATAGCCTGTTTCATCCACGATGCGGTATCGAATAGATACTGATTCCCCAGAAGTCCTCGCTTCTCCTTCTGCACGAGGGCTGTACCAGAGACACCTGATTTCTCAAGAGCTTCCTGAGATGGCGGTATGTTCGCCAACTGCTGAAAGTGTTCGTGAGCGATCACGATGCCCTGAATAATCTCTGTCGGGAAGTTCTCTATCCCACCGCCCTGTATCGGGACGTTCTGAGTGTTGGACACCTTCTGCCAGAACCCTGACTTGGACAACTCTGTTCGTGCGACCTCGCCATCTTCCGGGGTAACAAACGTGTTGTCATCCCAGAACCAACCACGGCCAGCCATGTTGTTGACTGCATCGACATACTGACTGTGCCTCTTGTCGATCTCTCTCTGCGGGTCTTTCATGGTATGAACCTTACTCCACCAGTGGCCCTTACGCCTCTTTGAGTACGCAAACAAGAGATCAGGGTTCTCTGGATCATCTTCTGCGAATTCGTCTGACAGGAGTATCCCACCGAGAGTTATCGTAATCCTCCACCTGTGGGTAGTTCTCGGCAATATGCGGAAACCGTCTATGGTCTTAATCTGTTTGATCTGAACGTCAGACCACCCATAAGCGTTCTCGAAAAACTCATCTGCGAGATTGATGACCTGATGGAGTCTCTGATAGTCTTTCCTCCAACACTCAATAACCCTGAGTTCTTTCTTGGCGACATTTACGAGATCCTTCTGTTTCACGGAGAACGGAGATGTGTTCCCCGCATTTTCTACGATGTACTGCTCTCCGATGATCCGGGTGTGGAACTCATCTTGGCCGTCATCCTTGTTGCCGTCAGTCGGATCAGGGAAGGCCGCGCTGATAAGGTCTTTCTTTTCAGGATAAAGTTGTTTGGCCTTGGACTGAGAATACCACTTCATCTTGCAGTAATACTCCATATCTGAACCATCATCTTTCTCGTGCGGTCCAGTAACAACGTGCCTCTCAGGAAACTGACCGACCTTGATATCCGGTTGTAGAGGATTGCTACCTCTTTCGATCCACGACTGAATAATACCTCTGCCGGGAATCAGGAGATCCTCCCACCATCTCGATTCTTCCCTTGGGAAGTTGTTCGTGTACGAGATGTTCTTGAGGAGCATATTCAGGATGTCGGCAACCCTCTGATCGCCGCCCTCTACCGGGAACACACGCCAGTCGGTACGGCCTGTCCTCTGGTATCCTGACAGGACATCAACCACTCCCTCAGTAACGTTTATCACCAACTGTGCGCGGGAAGGATCGACTGGTTTATCCTCTTCTCTCCACTGGCCGGGACCACGGAGACACTCTTCTGATTCATCTGCGTTCTTACGGTTCTCTCCGTTGTCCTTCTCGGCCTGAGCAAATAGATTCAATGCCTCCCCAACAATGGCAACTTCTTTGTCCTTCTTGGCTGGCTTCGGGGTAACGACATCAATAACGTCGTGAGTATGGCCACCCTCCTGAGCTGGCTGTACGAGCCATATCCCAAGATCGTCCTCGCTGCCAAGGATGTGCTGATGCTTCTCTCCTCGTTTTCCGTCTATAGAACTAACGCCAACGCCGTTGTCCTTCAGATACAACATGTGGTTGTGTCTATCGACTTTACTCGCCTGCTTTATCTCCGACATAATCTACCTCCCTTTAATTCGCCATCCAACTTTTCTTTTCCCCGTTACGGTCTTTCGGGTTCCTGTTATAACGACTCTTCTGGTTCTTCGCTCTGCGATAATAAACGTCAGGTCTGAAGAGGCTGATGACAAAAGCATCGGCCCTATCAGGCGACCCAACGTTCCGACTCCTCAACTTCTTCTTGCTCTCGACCTTGATCTTACCAGCAAAGTAGGGGTCGTTGTCAATCTTTGGGTCTGAAAACTGTGACACCAGCAGTTCATCGTATGGCAGAGTTATGAGTTTTTTCTCGAACAATTCCCTTGCTTTCCACCATAACTCATCCCTGAGCCTGAAATATTTATCTATCCTTGACGCGGAGTTCGATACGTCCACTGCAACAACGTGGTTCGGGATGAACCGTTTCAGGTATGTGTAAACGCCCTGACCCAAACCGATCACATCAACGTAGAGTACGTCTGCACCCTCTGTTCCTGGAGTGCTTTCGTAAGAGTAAAACTGCTGTAATGCAAAGGCTCCAAGCTCATCTGTGTCTGAAGCGTTCGGACAGGCTGTCATCGGGAAAACGTGCATCCCTTGTCTTGCCATGACAATCGCCTCGTCGCCACCAAGAGCACAGTCCAAGCCCATAATGATCGGGTCCATCGGGTCCAGTGGGTTCCTACCTTGAGCTTCCTCAGCCCAATCGTAAGGGATGAGAGTGTCACTGTCGGAGAGGGGGGGCAGGCCCTTAACACGGATTCTGTATGTGTTGGATTCTGCCCCATATTTCTTCTTCATGTTCTCGATGTGTTGCTCTCCAACCCTCTCTGAATCCTCAGCGTTCCAGTGGAGACACGCCCACGCATCTTTGTTGTTCCCGCGGTGTGTTTGATAAGCGTAACCGCCTCGTTTTGTCGGGTTGAATATGACGATAGCGAAGTTACATAGGCCGGTAAGCGAACCTTCCATCGGCAGATAAACACCGTCAGGAACACCGGAACCTTCATCCACGGCCATTATCATGTAATCCTCGTGGACACCAGCAAGGGTTTCACCCTGCTCTTCAGCAGACAGGTGACGACCAGCAGTACGACCTTCAATGAACCAACCCTTTCCCAATCGTTTCTTATCGACATCTGTACGCATAATCTTCATCTGCTGGACTTCGAAATGGTCTCTGGCGATACACACAAAATTCCCCTCTGTGTCCTTCAGGTTGAGCCACTTCGTTACTTCAGAGAACAGGACGTTCTTCAGAGCCTTCTCTGTAGGTGCAGTACACAGCCCTCTCACCCACGGGAAACAGTCCATGAACCAGATCAAGACGATGGCCAGATATGTGTCCTTTCCAGTACCGTGACCAGACATGATTGAGATACCGATTTTCTTTGACATCGCCTCCATCTCAGCAGTCAACTCATGGCCCAGACCAGCGTGAATTTTCGCCCAGACCAGTTCAGTTACGAGATCCAACCCCTTGATCTGTTGGCTCGTGACACACATGCCCGGACGAGTAGAACCGTTGATTCCGATAGCTTCTTCGGCATACAGTCGCGCGGAATGAGACCAACGATCATACGCCTTCTCAACATCAGCAACATACTGGTCAACAGAGACAGCATCCTGAACTTCTTTCTGTCTCCGTTTCTTAGACTGTATCTTGGCTATGGCAGGTCCACTCATGGCAACCTCCAGAAAAGCGTGGGAGCAACCGGCAACATCCTCAAGCGGGAACTAAACACTCCAACATTCAAGAAGGTACTACCGTTTTTAGGACAAATGGCGTTCCCTAAGAGTTTCCCGGTCAAATGCTCCCACATATTATCTTTTCCTCTTGTGCTTGTTAATCTCAATAGCTTGCAAATGCTTCACAGCCTTGGGGCGAGAAGAGTGAGTACCCAGAACTTTCGTCCCAGCCTTGTTGACGACCTCCCACTTCTTGCCCCTCTTGCGGATACTCACAGTATGCTATCCTCCCCATCCTTCTTCACTGTAGTCACCTTGCCCTCAGAATTCGGCATCGACGGTTCTGTGGGTTGCGACACCTCTTCAGATTCATCTGAGGCTTGCGAGGGTTGATCCTCAGCAACTTTATCCTCGTTCTTGCCCTCTGAGTCATCCAACTCATCTTCGAGCTTCCTACGGGCCGCCTGCGCCTTCACAGTCTCTTTGAAGTCCTTATGCTTCGAGCTGATACCCACAGCAGACGATTTATCGCCTTCCAGGGCCTTCTTCTGCTCTTTCGGTGCGCCACAGAGGATGTACGCGGCCAATCGTTTCGAGTCTCCCAGCCATCTCTGCCAGAAAGTAACGGCTCTGCCGTCTGCCCCGCGCCTCTCAGCGAACCAATGACACACAAGACACGCATTGAGGTCATGGATCTTCCTCACGCACTTACCCTTCTCCAAACGTCCCGGCTTGTCCTCCGGCCAAATTATCCTGACCGCACTCAAATCTTCTTTACGGACCATCTACGCCTCCTTTCAAGGGATATTGGGCATAGAGGCCGAAGCAGTCTAATAAACCGCCCGTCTTTGTATCGACGTTTCAGCCCCACAGCCCCTATATCTCCCAAACAGCCTCTTAACACATCCATTTTAATTCTTCTCCCAGAACGGAGTTATCACTATTTGTGAGTATTTAACGTTTTTGCTTACCTTACCACAGTGTACCGTCTTGATAGCTCTAAGCGGTACCAGAGTCCTTTCTAACACGTTCTGCGCCACCGGCACCGCACCGCCGTCTGTATTTTTTTGAAATATATTTGGGTTAAGCATGGACTATACTCCTCACGTCTACGTCAGGATGAAGCCACGAAACGATCAAGCCTGCCCTCCAGCACAGCCTCTCGAACACGGGGAGCCTCTTCAGCCATCCAGGGACGTTCCATACGGCGAATACCTCGTATTTACCCATGTATCCTCTCGAACGGCCACACAACGCGAATCCGAGACCTATGAGATTCTTTAAGATTTTTCTGATATTTTTGTGCTTATTCATTGACGAGTCCCGGCTTAAAACACTGCGAAACGACGTAACTGCTAAACGGCAACGGCCTTGGGATAACGAGACGGTCCTTTAGATTGGTGTGTCTGCTGAGAGTGGGGTGGTGGCCCCTTATCGGCTGTCGATCGTGAAGGCCCCCGGTATCCCCCCCCTGGGGTCGATGCTTGGGCCGGGGGTGGGTGGTGGTGGTGACGGGCTGGCGGGTGGGTGTCATAGCAAGGCGTCCTCGTCGCCGGGGGCGGCGTCCTTGATGGTCACGTCCTGGGCTGGGACCGTCACGGGGTCCGTGTTTGGGGGGTGTCCTACTATGGGGACTGGTGCCGATGTCTTACCACGGGCCGCTGGTGAGGCCGTTTTCCCTGGATATCGCCTACCGTGGTCCATTCTCTCAACGATGGTGGCAAGGGTGGCCACGTTGCTGGTTGACTGCCCAGTAGCCAGACGGTGCTTGTCGTACAATACGCCGATCGCAAGGATCTTATCCCTTAACGTCGCCCTGAATATATCGGCGTCGCTTATTGACTCCTGCAAACGGACCACATCCCTAAGGAAACGGTCCTCTACCCCCTTTTTGACGGCATCCATCTCACCGACTTGGGCTACCTGATACCGGGACTTCACTTCAAGGTAGTATTGGTTAATACGGCTGACATATTGCTTTGAGACATTAAACATGGGGGCGATCTCATTCTGGGGTGTTTTGTGTTCCAGTAGTTCAATGATAGAGCCGATGTCATTCTGTGAGAGTTTCCGGGGCTTGGGTGTTTTGACTTTGTGTTCAACCATGATGATTAGGTGTTCCCTGCTTCTCTTTTCTTCCGGTCTTAAAGCTTAATACTCTCATAGCGGAACGCTATAACATCTGGTGCGCGGGCGTGTCAAGGTTGTCAAATAGGGCGGGTGTGAAATAAAGTTTTAAGGCCAAAACCACAATACAGGGTATCAGGCTGTGTGGGGTATCACTACATCTTGCGTAAGTGGTGATATGGCCTGAATTACCGTTAAAAGAAAACCCTTGACATATCCTGGATAGGTGGTATACTCTCACAGAGTTATGGGACACACAAAAAACAATCAGGAGCGTAGGGAAAAGACCGGGGGCCACATGGCCGACTTGTCCGGTGCTCATAACTCTATTCCTTGCGCTCCTCTTTTCTGGAAGGGGGAAGTATGAAGTTGAGTTATGAAGTTGACGGGTGGATGAAGGACGCTGAGGTAGATATGTTCGAAGAAGGTTGCCAGCCCGGAACGGGTGCTTGTGTCTGTGGTTCGGAGAGGTTCGCGGCCGATACTGTGGCTGGGTTGATTGATAAGCTGGTCGAATTCTGCGACGTCGAGAAATCAGCCGTATCGCTGGACGCCTGCGACGATCCGGGCCGGGTTGATATTCAAGCCCTGGAAACTGCGGAAGGTGTCACGGCTGGGCCGATGGACATTCAGAGATGGAAGCAAGGAACCGCGAAACTGTGGCTTGCGTCTTACATGTTCACGATTCAGAAAGTAACGCGGGAAGATGTTGACCTGGAAGGGGTGACGGTATGAAACAATGCAGGAAGTGTGGTTGCCCGTTGGATAAGTACGCAGGATCAAAGAACGGGCTTTGTGGTATTTGTGCAAGTAAAGCAAAAGGAGAATAATTATGGCACAGTTTTTAGGTGAAGCACAGGGAAGCCGTGGCTCGACTCATCGGCTCGGCGGTAAAGACGGAGGCATGACCACCAGATGCAATGGGTGGGGTTGCGGAATCACTGTATATGCCAGCACCGTGGACGATGTAGACATTTTCGAGGTCTACCGCACCACAGAAAGCGGTGGTAGTGGGGACCGGAAGCTGATCGCAACCATACGGAGTGACGAGGACGAAGAAACGCGACTGAAAAACAAATAGCCCTGTGAGGGGGGTTGCTACTTGGGAGCCTTGCGGGGCTTCCAGGCGGCAATAGTGCCGAATGGAGGGGGAAGCATGAGGGATCGAGTGAAGTGTTGTAATTGCGCCTTTGACGGAACCGTGAAA